GATGTCGCCGGCAACCAGCGCCACACCATTGGCTTTTACAATCGTCTTTGCCGCGAGCGCATTTGCCGCGAAGGTCGGCGTCGTGGTCGCATTGGCGCTGGCCGCGCGGACACGCACTTTCATGCCGGCGGTCAGCGTAGTAATGGCCGGCGTGAACGTCGCGGTAATCGCATCGGCGGTACCGCCGGCCGTGGCCGACAGCAGCTTGCCCGATTGCAGCGCCGCCGCCAACTGCGCACGATTGGCCTCGTCCAACGTAATGCCGGCGGCCTCGATGATTGTGCACAACTCCTCTTGTATCGAGTTGAAAATGGCCGCAGTGAGCTGCGTCGCGGCGATACCCAGTCCTGGGTTGCCATCCTTAAAGCCGTGCTTGCCGGCGCCGAACAGGTCGACCGCCTTTGTGGCTGTGGTGATTCGTTGCATGATTATTCCTAGAGATAGGCGAATAAAACGGTTGTATGGGCCGGTTTCAGCCTGCTGATCCGGCATTCGATCGCATCGTCGCCCCAGCTCTGCAACGCACTGTTGCAGTCGCTATTGCATGCCATTTGAAAAACGGATGTCGCGGTAGACAGATTCAGCCGCCAGGCGAAATGGGCGTCGACGCCATACATCGAATCGTTGCAATCATCGTTGCACGTCAGCATCGAGAACTCGTCGATGGTCGCGCCGACATAGCCCAGCGCTTCAGCCAGGGCGATAAAATACTGCCGGCTTTGGCCGCCTGTCGATGTCAGTTTGGATACCAGCGCCGCGCGCCGCTGCTCGATCGTCTGCTCGACGGTTACGCACACATCGGGCAATCCGGCGACTCGCTCCCAATCTGCCAGCATTTCATGCGTGGTGCGGGGGTCCGCTTCGGCGATCAGATCGGCGCAGCGCAGATCCACGCGCGCGAACTCGTCGGCCCAGGCTGTTAGCAGCCGTGTCAGCGCGCCGCCGACTTGCCGCCCCCAGGCCAGACCGCTCGGCAGCAGCGCTTGCAGCTGCGCCAGATAATCGGCGGAGATCATAGCCATGTGATCGTACCCATCGTCGTCATATCGCCTGTCGCGCTGACGACATCAGCATTCGGCGCCGTCATTGCATAGTTGGTCTCGCCGGCGGCCGCGCTGATCGCCGCACGAATATGCGTCAGATACAGCGTGCCGCCAGGCTCGGACTCGCGCGAGATCAGATCGACCAGCTCGGCGGTCACCGCATCCTTGACCGCCTGCGTGTTTGGGGTGATCTGGATGCTGAAATCAAGCGGCACGGCGACGGGCGCGGCCGCCAATACCTGCGCCGTCACCGGGCGCACCGTATCGATATATGCCTGCACCGTCGCCACTTCGCCCGCATCGGGTATCAGCGAAACATCGTTATCGCGCACAAAGCGCACGACCACGGAGCCTGCGCCGTTTTCCCCGGGATAAACCCAGGCGCGCGTCACGCCGGCGACTTCCAGCGCCCAGGTCTCGTAATCGTACTCGGCGCCGCCGTGCGGCGGCTGTTGAATGCGATTGATAAATCGCGAACGCAGGGCCGTGTCGGTCTCGGCATCGGCGCCTCCGGACAGCGCGCCGGACGTCACCGACGAATCTATGCCGGCGATAGGCGATGTCAGCGCCAACGCGGTACCGCTGCCGGCATTGCCTGCAGCGCCGGCGGCGCTGGCGGTGACCGCGACGGTCGCGGTACCGGCCGCGATGGTCGCGGTACCGGCCGCGATGGTCGCGTCGGCATCAGTGGTGTATAGCGCATTGTCGGCCCGTTGCAACTCGGTACCGGCCGGAATGACAGTGCCGTTGACGCCGGTCACGGTGACTGACCCGGTCGCGAAGGCCGCGGCCAGGCGGTTGACGCCCCAGATGGTAGACCAGCGCTCCAGGTATTCGGCCTCGGCCGTATCGTACATCACCTGTTTCGAGACCCAGTCGATAAACCCGTACAGCCCGTGCACCGCGCCCGCATGCACGCGCGCCAATACGTTCAGGTTCGAGCGCCGTAACGCCGCGTCGCTGCCCGGAAGGCGCGCCAAAATATCGTTAATCGCCCGGGTGATCAGATCACTGAGTACAGGCCGCGAAAATGCCATTTATGCGCTCCAAAAACTTTCAAACTGATATCGGATGACCGGCTCGCTCGGCCGCTGAATCGCCACTTGCAGCCCCAGGACGCCGGCGCGCGGGATACTGGCCACCACATCGACAGACTCGGCGACGCCGTCATCGATCAACCAGCGCAGCGCCTGCTCGGCATACTGACGGGCACGGTTCAATACTTCGGCCAATTGCTTCTCGCGCGACAGCAGCCACAGCCGCGAACCGATACGGTCCGCCGCATCCTCGTTAAAATCATCGCCCCACCAGCCGCGGCGCTCCTGCGTGCCGTCAGGGATTGCATCGTCATCCTCGGCACGGCGATCGGTAAACAGACTGATGATCACCGCCGTTTCCAGGCCATCGTCTTCGGCCAGGCCGAGCGCGTCCTGTAGGTAAACTGCGCCCAGCTCGAAGCTGATGAAGGTCGTCTTGATGTCGCTCATCAGACCGGCACTCCCGTTTGCGCCGCGCCCGCTGCCACGCCGCCGTGCTTGTGCGTCTTCAGGCTGATGCCGTCGGCGATCACGTCGCCTCCGGTCACGACCACCTGCGGGCAGTTCACTATATTAATAGGGTGGCTGGCGCCGCTGATCACGATGCCGGCGCGGGTCAATGTGATGGCGTGGCCCAAATCGTCATAGATCGCCACCTCGCCGGCTTGCAGGCCCTTGACCCGGTAGCGGCGGTCATCGATCGCCAGCACCAGACCGTGGTCGCGATTACCGCCGACGAACACCGCAGCCACCTCGGCACCCACCAGCGGCGCGCTGGTGAATCCGTAATCCTGGAAGCGCTCCATCTCGCGCACCTCGCCATCCAGCAGCTTGACCTGTACGCTTTGCAGCTTCAGCGCATCGTTGGCCAGCGACAGCACGCCGCGCGCGACCATCAGGCCGACCCGGCGCGCAAGGGGCGCGGTGACTTTATTGATCGTCTTGATCACAATTTACCCCATCCTTCCCATTCCGGATTGACATTGGTTACTGCGCCATCGCTCGCGTCAGCCTTCTTTTTCTTCTTCGATTTACTGGTTGCACCCGCTTCCGCGATCGTGTCATAAGCCGCTGGCCGCGCCAGTTCCAGCGTGGTCAGCGCGCCCGAGCGGTCGTCCAGGGTAAAGCGCACCGAAGTGATCAATAATTCGTGGTCTGCACCCAGCAGCGGCGAGGTCAGGCGCGCGATCGTGTTCGGCTGCCACAGCTCGCCGCCTGCGGTCCAGCCGTTGACGGTAATCGTTGCCCGTGTGCCGCGACCGGCACGGACGTTGCGTTCCCAAAGGGCTCGCTCCGCAAAAGTGGCGTTGCCGCCTTGGTCTTCCGCGAGCACGATCAGCGGGCGGTAGCGGGTCACGCCGGCGTCCTTGCTGGACGCGGAAGGATGCGCCACGGCCGCGCCGTGCGTATTGTCATCGCCCTGCGCCTGACCCTTGATGATGTAGTCGCTAAAGCGGTCGGCCACGTTGAAGTCGCCGTCCGCCCGCAAAATGTTTTTCCCCTCGATCAAATCGGCCGGGGCTCTGGCGGTACCGGCACGGGTCAGCACGATGCCGCCCAGTCCATCGGATACGACCAGCAGCGCCCGCATCTTGGCCGCCCGCTCGATCGCCTCGTAAACCGTTTCGCCCTCCTGGATGCTGAACGCCGGCAGCGCCGCGCCGGTGGCCGCTTGCACCGAAACCGGGATGCCGAACGGCGCGCATAAATCCGCCGCGATTTGCTCGATCTTTCGATTCGTCCAGGCGCCGGTCTTGTAGATCGCCGAGCAGTCGACCAGGTCGCCGGCCTTGTCGCGGCCGGAAAAGCTGATTTCGTGCGAGCCGGCATCGTAACTGCGGCGCACCGAATCGATATATCCGGTGATCACCGTGCTGCCCGCGACCTTGACCTCGCAGCCCTGGCCCGCCGCGATCTCGGCCGTCATCGGGCCGATCGGCGAGTTCCACTTGTCGGTCACACTCAGATCGAACGCGCCCGACAGCTGCTCGATGCCGCGCTCGATGCTGAGCTGCTGCCAGCCGCCGAAGCGCTTGCCGTTGACGATCAGCTCCACGCTCATGCGCTCAATACCTCGATCGAGCGGCCGCCCGGCACGAAACCGGGATGTCTGACGTTGTTGCGCTGCACGATGTCGTCGGCCTGGGCGGTGCTGCCATAGATACGGTAGGACACCACCAAGGCCGGCAGGGTGTTCTGCATCGGGTGTTGAACCAGGCGCGACAGATCGGCCGCGCGGATCGCGATGTCCTTAACCACCGCGATGCGCAGATCGGTCAGTGCTGCATACACCTCGTCATCGGCCGTTTCGGCCAGCGTTTCGAGCTGTCCTGCGACTTCATCGCGCAGCGCGATCGCGTCGTTGAAATTTGCCGGCGTGATGTTGGCCAGCGCGCGCGCCGCCTCGATCGCGGCGGCCTGCCTAACCAGTGTGATGACGGCGGCCTGATTCGCTGCCTGTTGCCGGCGATTCGGCGTGGTTTGCGGCACCGTCTGCGCCGCCGCGCCGAAGCCGAACAGCGATCGCAGCGAGGTCAGCGCGCCGGAATAGGTAGAGGTCACGTCGAACAGGCCGCCGACCTGAGCATACAGCGAACTCGCCAGCAGCGACGGTGATCTGACCATTGCCGTCAGCCGGGTCGAAATGCCGCTCAGACCGGAGAGAAAACCCGGCAGCAGATCGCCGGATAAAATCGATAAATTCATGGCGGATTGAATGGAGGTTAACGCCTCGTTCACCCACGCGATCGCCGCATCGCCGACAAAATCCAGCCAACCCGCCGCTGCAAACACCGCGGCAAAGCTGTTTTGGCTTGCGGTTGCCGCCTTGTCTGCCGCCGCTTCAACGGCCCTGGCCGTGTTCGTTTGGGCCGACGGCTCGTTCTTCTCTCCGGACTCGACAAAGGTGATCCGGAAACGCGCCAGGCCGCCTTCGTCGGTCGATTCGGATACGCTGGCATCGACGGCGACCACGCGCATGCGGCCGCGATACGGATGCACCAGTTCGCCCGCACCGGGCTTTTCCAGCGCCTCTATCAAGCGGTCGCGCGCGGGCATGTAATCGTCGCCGAGTACCAGCGCCTCGATGTCGAACTCGCGGGCCCGGCGGCCCATGTCTTCGGCATAGGGGCGATCGCGCAGCGGGTATTCGTGCACGATATTGCGCCGACCGATCACGCCGCCGGCGGCGGTCGTGAAGAACGGCACGCCGCGGAAACTGCCTTTTTGCAGTTGATCGCGCCAGGACATCAGTAGGCCCCCGCCATGGTCAGGCCGGTCGAGACTTTCAGCGGCACTTTCGCATTGTCAGACTTGATTGCGGTGACCTTGCCGGGACCTGTAATCTCGACCTCGATCTTGCCGCCCACGTCGGCGCGTTGCGCATTCGGTTTCAATGGCGCTGCGCTGGCTTTCGCCATCATGCTTTCGACCGACGGATGCAGCGTTTCGCCACCGGCAAACGGGCTCTTAAACGTCGCGATATTTGCGATCGCGCGGCCGATACCGCTGACACCGCTCACGACCGCATCGAATGCCAGCTTGATGCCGCCGGTCACGCCTTCGACGGCTTGCAACAAGCCGTTGACTAAAAAGTTTTTGATGTCGCTGACGCCCTGCTTGACGGACTTGACCACCTTGTCCCAGTTCAACCACAAAGCAACAATGGCCGCCGTGGCCAGCGTAATGCCGAGCAGGATAGGATTGGCCGCGAAAGCGGTCGTCATCAGCGTGGCGCCAGCGACGACCATCATGATCGACGCCAATAGCGGCCCCGTCATCACCAAGGCGACCGCGCCGAAAACGAGTTTAGCCAGATTGCCAAAGCCGCCGACCTTTTCAGCCCATTCCTTGATCAGCTCAACGCCCTTCGCACCGGCATTGTAGATTGCCACGACGGTATCGTATAAATGCTTTCCGGCCGCCTCCGCCGCTTTTAGCCCTGCCTCGGTTTGCAAGAAATCCAACGCCTTGATCAGCGCCAACAATTTCTCGCTGAGAAAACCGAACGTGCCGCTGCTGTTCATGATCTTATCGACCAGGGTTTTCCATGTGTCCGACAGCGTGGACAACATGCCGTTCCAGGTCTTGCTTTGCGCCTCAGAGGCCCCCTTGGCATCCTTGGCGAGAGCCTCAAGAAACAATGCGATTGCTTTGCGCCCCAACTTCCCCTTGCCCATCATCTCGGTAATGGCGTCAGTACTCTTACCCATTGCTTTGGCCAATAGCCCCTGGACATTAATCCCGCGAGTATTGAGCACCATGACATCTTCCATTTGCAGCTTGTTTTTCAGCCATGCCTGGCTGATCTGATTGGTAATCTCAACAAAGTCCTCGGCTTTCTTTCCCGCTTTTGCAGTGCCATCCGCTAAAGCTTGCAACGAGTCGAATATTGGCCCTATCCCTGCGTTCTTCAACATGATATAGGCTTGTGTGGTATCGGCGACTTCGAGCGGCGTACTTTTAGCGAAATTCTGAATGCGCTTAAACACTTTTTCCGCCTTATCGGCGGAGCCCTCAAGCGATACCAAGGCCACACGTAGCTGCTGAAATTCCGCAGTGGTCTCGATGAGCTGCTCATTGAACACATAGCCCAGCACCCCGCCCAGGGCGGTCGCCTTCAGCGCCAACGACGACAGCTCACTGCCTACGCCATGCAGGCCCTTGCCGAGCAGGGACGCGCCGCTGGAGCGCATCGCCTGGTTCAACTGCGTGCCGGCATTGCGTGCGCCTTGGCGCAGTTGGTTCAACTGATTACTGATTTGATGCAGCGGCCCGCTTAGATGGTTGACTGCGTTCAGAATGAGTGAAAGATGTAAATTACTGCTCATTTAGCCTAACCGCCTGTCCGTGCCACATCAGAAGATCCTCCGCGTCCATGTCCCATAACTCGGACGGCGGAAAATGAAAGGTGAAAGCGATATCGCCTACGACGTCCCGCCAATTGCGGGGAACTGAGCCAAAAAACCGGATACCGCCTCGGTGATGGCGCCAAAGTCCTCGGCATCGATCTGGTCGACCGCCGACATCGGCAGCTCGGCCATCGCGCCAAGCAGCGCGGCGACCTTGCCGATTTCGCCGGGCGCCGAGTCCATCGCCTTCATGTGCTTCATCTTCAGGCGGTCTGGCAGCTTCAGTTCGGTGACTTGTTCGCCGTTGACCGTGATCGGGTGTTTTAACGTAATTTTCGTCATATCAAACCTCCTTGCAATCCAGCGCGCCGAAGGTCAGTTTGACCTCGCCCTTCTCCAGCTCCAGCGCATTGCCGCACCAGGCGCCATTCAACACAAAGCTGGCCCCGGTATCGGTATCGAATGAGATGGTCGCCGCCGTCATGGCCCGATAGTCGGCCAGCTTCACATCGCTGGTATGCGCAATCACGCATTCAACGCCCGGTGCTTCGGTCTTTTCCGAGAATCCGACGACGCCGGGATCGGCGACAACGGTTTCGCGCGAGACGCCGCCGTACATCAATTTCGCTCCTTCCTTCGAGGCCAGGCGCTTGCCCGCCACCGTGATGAATACGCGCCCTGTAACTTGTGCCATGTTGTACTCCTGCGTACCCCCTCTCCCCGTGGGAGAGGGCTGGGGTGAGGGTTATAAAATGAATTGAACCGCCGCCGCGAACACGTCGAACTGATTGACGGTGTTCGGCGGGATGATCGCGTTGACGCGGTTGACGTCGCTTGTCGAGCGCACCACGATTAGGTCCGCGATGAACTGGTCGAGGTCTTCCAGCAGGCCCGCGCGCTCCAGATCGGCCGCCGCCGCGATCAGCGTGTTGCGGATCAATTTCGGCGTCGCGATCGGCTGCCCCGGCTGGATCTTGCCGAGCACGTCATCGCCTGCCAGCTTGTGGCGCGGATAATCGCGCAGTACCGCGACCCGGAACGCATAGCGCATATAATCCACGGTCCACTTGGTGTTGAGTTTGAGCAGGCTCACGTCCTCGACGCCGAAACTGTTTTGCTGATACGTGGTGATGACCTGCTCGATCATCGCGCTGCCTGCCTGGTCGAAGATAATCGAGCTGATACCGTCGTGCATCAGATTGTTGCGCTCGGTATCGGTGAATCGATCTGCCTCGACCGGAGCCAGCACGCTCGGCAGGCTGATCGAGCGGAACGGCCGCGCCGGATCGTTGGCGCCGGCAAACTCGACCGCCGCGCCGAACTGTGCAGAAATCACCCACGGCAGGGTCGGCGATTTGTACAGCCCGCTGAAGGTCGTATGCGCCGAATTGCGCGCCGAACCGTATGCGGCCAATGTCGAATAGCTGCCGGATTTGTGCGCGAACACATGCCCGGTGCGCATGTCCATACCGCCCCAGCGGCTGTCCAGCTCGGCCTCCAGCTGCTGGATGTTGGCGGTGTCGGTCCAGCCGCACAGGATCGTGTACGGATTCATGGTGCTCATCGCCGCGATCGCCGCCGACACGTCCGGATTGCCTGTGCCGGTAACGGACGAGGCGAATGCCACCGCCAGGCCGGTCGGCAGGAACTCGCCACTGTAATAATTGACCCGGTAATCGATGTCGTTACCCTCGGCCCCTTTGTGCCTCGCCGTGCAGGTCACCACGCCCAACGCGCTGGAGGCCGTCACCGCGCCGTCCGGATCCGCGCTGATCGCCGCCGCCACCGCCGTTGCGATGTTGGTCATCGTCTCGCCGGCGACGACCTGCACCGACAGCCGCCGGCCGCCGATGTACAGATAGAGCGTGCCGGAGGCGGTGACCGCGCCGGTCAGAGTGATCGTCTGCGCCGCCGCCACGCCCGCGACCAGGTCGTCCAGCGCCAGTGCCCAGCATTCGGTGTACGGGTTGACCTTCAGCGCCGCCTCGATCTGCTGCGCCAGCATCGAGCCGCGCCCGAAATAGTTGACGCCGTCTTGCTTGCGGCTGACGCGGGTCAACATGCCTGCGGCCACGGTGCCGGTGCTCAGCCTTTGGCCCAGCACCAGCATCTTGTGCGGCATCACCGGCAATCCGCGCACTGCCTTGGTGTGGTCGATCTCGACATAAGCGCCGGGTACACGCCAGTCGAGGGGGATGGTTAAAAATGGAATGTTGTCTGGCATGGGTTAGCCTTTGGGTTTTGATTTTGTAGTTACGGCATCGTCCGACGTGACGATCTCGATATCGCCGGCATTCAGGCGGCGCAGCCAGTAGTTGGAGGCGATTACCGTTTCGCCGTCGGGCCGCAAAAATATGCCGCCTTCCTTGCGGACGTTGGCTCCGGCTGCGGGTTTGATTCTGATGGATTGTCCGAAAATCATGCGATCCCCCTTAATAGGACTGGAAAAAACTCAAGTCAATGTATGCTGGTGCGGCACCAGGCAGCAATGAATTCATTACAGACTCTATTTGTGCCGTAACGGCTGGAAACCATAGACCGCTGCCGTCCAGCACGGTAGCCATGCTCAGCAAAACAGGCTGATAGTCCGTTCCTCCCGCTGGATCAATTGTTGCAAAAATTGGCGACCCGCTATCCCCGAAGTTGATCGTGAAGCCCCAGGTATACAGGCTGCTCAAGTTGTGGTTAGTCGCGATGGGGGGATGATATGGATTTACCATTGCCTCCTCATAGGTTTGCCTATTCAGAGTCCCATTAATCCATTGGTTCCATCCATGTATCACCTTCCACCGGCCCGTAACGCTGTTCAGGATGCCCAGATAGCTAACCGGCGCTGGCGACATGTTCAGGCATTGCGCTTGAGCGCCTGCATTACCCATCATCAAAACCGGAAAATCCTGTTTCATGTTTTGGTCGGGCAGATACGTTTCGTAATTCGCCGGCATCATTTTCATGATGGTTATCCGAGGACTGCCCAGGTAAGGAGAGACATCAAAATCCAAATCAAACAGGTGGAAGAAATCCCCTCCGTCTGGGTAGAGCGTCTTCGTCGCCACTACATGTCGCGTCTGATAATTCCCCGCTCTGTCGAGATAAATGAATTTCTGCCCAATGTAGGCCGCAGTGTGGTCACACGTCATGGCGATACGCGGGTGAATCAGAGTAAGCGGGTAGCCATTCGGCTTATTGGTTCCGTTGCCTTCGCGATACACACAGATTCCACTGAGATCGACAAATCCATTTGTGAATAAATTAGGATTTCTGGTAATCGAGAAATTATTTACATCCGCGTTTGTTGTAGTGAACATACACTGTGTATTCAGCCCATTCAGATTGTCCGGGTTATGAACGCGCCAGTAATCGTATGCAGAGGTCTTCCCAGCGACCATGCCTAAAACGGCGTTTTGGACGTGTAACGCTAGATTTTTCTCTTTTCCTGCAACTATATTAGAGACGTAATTATCAAGCTGATCAAATGTTAGATCGTAACCATGACCGACTGTATACTGATGCTCTCGTTTTTGACCTTTTTTATTTGTGACTCTGAATTTGACTACACGGCTTTCTGCGGTGCCAAAGTTCGGCCTAAATTTATGGTCACTGGATAAGGTCGCGTCAGATGGGGACTGATTCTCCACTGAAGCTCCCTCTGGTAGTGTTACTGCGAAGCATGCATCTGCTGCGATCGCAGTAACTGTGGTGATTATCTTATTTTTATGGGCACTCGTAACTTGACTATAGGTGCCCGCCTCGGAAAATGGCGTTATTTGGGGGTTGAGATCACTCTGCTCAAATTGATTTGAACCCCGCACAAGTCGATTTCCACCATGTATAAGTTTCATTACAACTGGCTCCAGTCCGTATTGTCTGCACAGAAAATAAATCGCTTAACTGATCTTGCTGTAACGGTTGAAATATTGAATGTAGCAGCCCCCATCACAGTTTGGCCAGTAGGTGCCCCTTGCGTGCCCATTGTCAGCGTAGTAATAGCGGCCTGAAAACGGATATTAACTATCTGGCCATTGTAAGGGTTGGGTGGTAGATTAACTCTCAGTGTTGCGTTTGCTGTAGTATTTACGTTCAAAAATTCAGTCAATGTGAGACAATTTAGAACACCACCTACAATATCAGCATCACTAAACGTCCAATTAATACCAAGTTTCGTTGCTGGTCCAACGAAACTATATCTTGCCCCGCTATTCCCAGATGGGGCGTTAGGTAATGCTGGTAATGAAGTAAGTGAAGATTGATCTGCCTTTCCGGCAGTAATTTGAAAATCAGTACTCTTCGACACCGTTCGGTCACCGGACAGGAACCAGTTCGCACTCGCTTGGATAGCAAATCCATTAGAAAAAGCAATGACTGACAAGACCCCACCGGCATCACCAAACGGTATTGTTGTCCAAGTTATGCCATCGACCGATTGCGCGATTGTGCCAGCAGGGGCACCTGGCATTACCAATTTAAAATCATTGCCTGCAATCTGACTGCTGAAACTTATTGTGGATGGTAACGTCGTCACCACCCAATTACCCAAAGTGTTTTGAACCCTGTCATAAGACGCTACATAAGCGACAGTTGAGTTTAGGGTGCCTATTAATACTACATTGCCACTCATACAAACAAACGGAGTAGCACCGAGAGCAGCTGGCACATTTTTCGCTACCCAACCACTAACCCCTGCAGTATTTATATATACCGCCACATTCACCGTATTAGGTATTGCCGAAATAGCTAAAGGGGAGGTGTACGCGTACTGATCTGCCACAGGCAGCGTCCAAACACCTGCGGTAGGTAATGGTTTAGATGTGGCAGTCTTGGCTGCTAAATCAATTTCTGAGCATGTTGTTCCTGAGGTGGTTTCTATGGTAATAGCCTTGGTTTGGGTAATCATTACCGGTTGAGACATCGCTTTTGATGTGGCAGCAATGTTTCCGGTTAATGGGGTCCAAGTATCGAACGGCGCGGCACAGTAATATCCCGTAGTACCTGCGGCGGTAGGCACCGCTACAAGCGCCCCCCCATCGGTTGCCATGCGCGAGTCGGCAGCCCTGTCGGCAGCCCGAAAAAAATCACGGCCATTGTATGATAAAACAGTAGCAATACCATCTGTGAACCCACGGATTGGGAGAGTTGTAGTATTTCCTGACGATCTGTTTACGTAGCCAAACGATAAAAAATCAATCTGATGAACTGGGTCCCACGAAGATGTCACCGGATCTACGTTGATGTCTTCGAATACTGGGAATATTGTACCGGAACCTGCTTGGTCAGCTGTAAACACGGCACCACCTGCGGTAGTACCCTTAAATTTGACAATGGCGGGTTGATCCGTCGCGGAGGCTAGCTCTCCGGCGCTTCCTATCGTTGCCAGCAAGTTATTCAGCGTATCGGTGCGCGGGATGATATTCGCTACAAGATCGCCATTGCTGTCCAGGGCGACAGATCCGGTCCATGCGGAACTATCACACATATAGAGAGTCTTGGTGGCCAAGACCAGGGCCAAGCCGACGCCAAAATCCGTTGCACTCGCCCTATCCACCAATTGGTCATATATCACAATTCTTCCGATGCCGATCGGCCCCGCCGGCGGCGCTCCGCCGGCTTCGGTCACGCTGCCGTCCGCCACCCGCCGCTGCCAATAGGCCGATGCGATCACGACCTCCCCGCCGGCGGCAAGATCGGTGCCGTCGGGTTTCTTGACGGCCAGGCCGCCGACGGGTTGCACGATAACGGGTTGTCCGATGAGCATGGTCTAGTCCTACGGTAAATTGGTTATGTCAGTCAATTCCGGCCGGCTCGCCGTATAAACCGGCGGCTCGGCGATCCATTTTTGATGTTCGGCCTGCGTCTGGTGCGGGTCCACGTCGTAATCGGCGTGGAAGGTCTCGAAGTCATCAAGCGCCGTCAAATCGACTCCGATCGAGCCGGTCACGCGCAGCACAAACTGCAATTCGGTCTCGTAAAACGGGTGCCGAACGCCTAGGTCATTGGTGACGGTTATCGCGCCGTCCCGCACCGATACCGGCGCGGCCGTGGCCAGCAGCAAGGCAACCACCTTGTCCTCGATCTCGGCCAGCCGCGCCATGCCGTCAAATACATCGTCGGCCATAGCCGGCTCGTGGATGCACAGCACCAGGCTGACCGATTCGTCCTCGAACGGCTGCATACCTCGCACCGCCTTCACCGGCACGTAGCACACCGCCGGAAAATCGTTCGCGCTGACCGGCCGCTTGTAGCCGATGAAATGGCGCGGCTGCTTGCCGTAATGCGCGGTCCAGTACGCCTGCAAACCCGCATCATTCTGTATATAGGCGCGCAGCGCGTTGAGGTTCGCCAGGCTCATCCGCGCCCCAGGCTAATCTGTCCGAAGCCCGCGCCGGTCGGCTCGCTGAGCCCGAGCGCAGGCCGCGTCAGCTTTTTAACCAGCAGTTCGGCCATGTCCTTATATTTCTCGGCCTTGTCTTTCAGCACCAGGTTGTCGCCCATCGAGCCGGCCACTGCCGCCAGATGGTTGGCCCAGGCCACCGCGATCGCCTTCAGATGCGGGTTAGGCAGCGTAATCGTCGCGGCCAGCGTGGCATTGATGCCCATGTTGGCCAGCGACAGATCGACGTAGGCGTCGGCGTCGTTCATATGCAGATCCGTCACCGCCAGGGCTGGATCGGTGCAATCGGTCAACTGCGCGTATTTATGCGGCATTGCCGATTCCCCCGTGCGCCGCGATCACCGACAAGGCGCGCGCGGTCATGTTTTCGATCCGACTATCCCGGTCCGCGAAAAAAAACGGAAACGGGCGGTTGCCGGGATGGTTGATCGAGCGGCGCAGGATATAACCGCCGCCGACCGGAATCTTCAGCGCCTTGCGCCCCGGTCCCGGCTCGATCACATGCGGGCCGGTGCCCTGTTCCACGTAGGCGGCATGTTCCGCGTTCGCGAAGATTTCCGCCGAACCGTTGCCACGCCCGCGCCAGCCGATCGACTGCTCCAACTGGCCGGTGCGCGACGTGAACGAACGCCCCGCCGCTATCCAGTCCAGCGTGTCGTCGGTATAGCTTTCCGCCGCCGCGTTCACTGCCAGTTGCAGCAAACGCGGATCGCTCAGCGCGGCCAGCACCGAGGGCAGATTGCCGAGTTCGAGGCGGATGCCGTCGCTCACTTTTTGTCCTTTGCCGACTTTTCGCCGGCGCCTTCGGTCGATTCCTTAGAATCATCGGCGGCCGGCGGTTCGTAGCTATAGCCGCAATGCTCAACGCATTCGCGCGCATCGACCGGCTCCCGCTCTTCTTTCACGCCTTCCGGCGAATAAATCGTGACCAATGCCATCGCTGCCTCCTAGTCGTCTTTCGCGATAAACGCGCTGAAGTTGATGCCGGTCGCGATCGTACCCGCGATCAGCGTCGAAAGGCGCACGTATCTATATAGTGTGCCGCCTTCCTCGTTGCGGAACGGAATCACGTAGCGGCCGGCCGCGCTCAGCGCCGCGTCCATCGGCACCACCAGGTTGCCGAAAACCTTCTTCGCCAGGCAGGCCGAACCGGACGTCATCGCCGCCACGTTCGAGCCTTCCAGCGAAACCGTGTAAATCTCGTCGCCGGTCGCGATTTCGCAGGCGCTGAGGTCGATCACCACGTTGCCTTTGACGAAGCCGGCGCCCAGATCGATGATCGTGCCGTCCGCGGAAGCGGCCAGCAGGCCGGCGGCTTTCAACAACAGCCCGTTGTCATAGATAAAATTCGAATGTTGTCCCATTGCGTTCTCCCGATTAAGCGGTAACGGCGGCGTCGGCGATCGACCACAGGCGGGTCGCGGCACGGCCGTTCATGATGCACAGGCCGTTGAACCATTCCACGCGGGTACGGTACTTCGGCTCGGCTTGCAGCTTGCCCATGTCGTCTACCTGGATGCCGCCGTTCTGGATGCCGAACAACGAACCGGAGCCGAGGCTCAACACGTAGATCGAGGTCGCGGTCGCGGTGCCCGAGGTTGCCGCTTCGGTAAACGGTAGAATCGCGCTGCCTTCGTTGTCCTGGTCGACGATCAAAATCGGCAGATCGTTGTACTTGGTGATCTGGCGGCCGAATGCATCGCGGTCGTAAGTGATATAACCGCCGACGCTGGAATTGCGTGCGGCGGCCGTCAAACGGCGGCGCATCGCCTTGCTCATCAGCAAATGCGTCGGATTCAGCGTCTGGTCGATCGCTTCATCCAGTTTCGCCAGGCTCAACGCCGTGCCGTTCGCGGTCGCGCCGGCGGCGATCTTCTGATTGCCGGTAATCCGGGTTTGCAGGCCGTCGAATTCGCGCGGATCGCTAAGCTGGTCGCCCTTGATGAATTTGCGTGTCCAGGCCAGGGCCAACGCGCGCACCTTCATCGCTTCCTGCACCGAACGCTGATCCATGCCCATCGTTTGCACGATGAAGGTATCCACGTCCAGCTCGCCGCCGGCGATCACCAGATTCTCGGTTTGCGGATTCAGCACGCCGGTCGATGGCGTGTAAGATTCATTCACGCCGCGAAATCCCACGCCTGGCAGCGCTTCCTCGCGGTTGTATTTCAGCGCGTTGCCGATGATGTCGTCGAACGGCAGATTCATCAGAATGTCGGACGAACCCGCGTACATCTCGATAATCGCGCGGCGGACTTCGTTGCCGGTTTCCAGCTTGGCCGCTTCAATAAGTGTCAATGCCATGATTATTTACCTGCTTTTCTGGCGGCGATCAGCCGTTGTTGAGGGGAAATCGGCGCAGCCTCTTCAGTCTTGATGGGCGTCTGCGTTTGCTGCGGACTGCCGGAGCCGGAGCCGCCTTGCGGTTTGGCCAGGAATGGTTTGTCCTTGAGCAATTGCGCCACCGCCTCGGCGACCGGCTTGCCGTCGATCGTGACATTGCCGTTATCATCGCAGGCCGCCTTGCCGGCCAGCAAATCGCTAACCGTCGCCGGGTCCAGCGCATCGGTGGATGCCGACAGCAAAGCCGCTTTGATCTGGGTTTGTTCGAATTTGCCCTTGAAGGTTTGCGCTTCCAGGGCCTTGGCGTCGGCCAGCTCCTGCAGCTTGCCTTGCTCTTTCAGCCTGGATTCCTGCAACGCCTCGAAACTTTCGTGGCCGGTCGCTTCCTTCAGTTGCTTCTTGAATTCTGCGCGTTCGGCGGCCAGAGCTTTTTGAACTTCGGCCTGCACGTCGACGGCGGGCGCGGGATTTGCCGGCGCAGGGTTGGCCGGTGGGGTTGGGTTCTCGTTTGGATCTGCCATCGAGGGCTCCTGAATATTGCCGGGTAAATGAAAGTACCGGCACAGGATACGAGGCGGGGATAAAAAGAATCAGGCGGAACCGGTTCCAGGGAGATGCGCTAGGGGGCGAAACCGGCAAAAAACATCATAAACGGAAAATCAGACCAGGGCAAATAATCCGAAGCGGCGATTAAACGCAATTTAACGGGGGGTTAACAGGGGGTAACAACCTTAAGCGATACATCGGGTGCGCTCCTGGGTGCTTTTGCGCCTTAGAGCGGCTTAGATTCGTCCGTCACTTTAACGAGGATTCGTCTATCAGCTGCAACGCTACCGCGTCCTTTTTCGAAATCAACCCGAACCCGTCCGCCCGGATCATCTGATCCAGCGGCGCGCCTTTTTTAAGCGCGGCCTGCGCCCACTTCGGCAACAACTGCTCGCGCCGCTCCGGCGTCACGCCTTTGACAAACTCGGCATAATCCT